TACAACAAACGGAAAATGCCACCCAACTCCTAGCAACCGTCACAATCCCATCTGCACCAGATGGGTGCTACGTATTCGGGCTATACGATGACAACTACCCGAATCAATCAATCTTTGCCTTTTCGAATTCACTTTACTTGAACAATGAGGATTGCTTCAGTTCAATGTGGCAGTTTGGATCGTCTGAGGATGCCATTATCGAGGGGTTTGAATACTACTCCGGTTGGATGCAACAGTTACGGCTACCGATCAACGGGGCAGGACAAAAGCCAAAGATTGAAGAGTCAATTTATCGTAACTCTGACGGCACTTATCAAAGACCTTCCAATTATTCTGATTTAACCGTAGATTTGCATAGTGATTATTTGGACCTTGAAACAAGGAATGCGGTATTTTCTGCCACAAGATGCCCGATCCTAATTTTCGAAGACCAATCAATATTTGTTTCTGGGGATTTGGACGTTGCCACCGTTCAGGACTTTTCAAACAAGACCTCTTATAGAAAACTTGCACAAATGAAGTTTTCAGCACTGATCCAAGGCTTTCAGCCTAACAACAACGCCTGTATAGGGTGTTAAAATTCAAACATTCAAATGAATATTACTCTCAATTGTCCTCCGGTTTCTTGCTATAAGAACTACCGTTGTGACGTGGATTATAAAGGTCGGATCATTGGGGCTGCTTTGGTTAAAAAGACCGTAGCAAGCCTCATCGACAAGACGGATGCCACTACTCTTCTGGATTCAATCTTCTATCAGGCACTTGACGGGAACGCTATCATGTTCCTGAACATTGCAGGTGATAAACCGAAGCCAGAAACGGCAGAACTTCCGGGTGTTGGTTTGCGAATCAATCGACCAGGGGCAAAGACTCACACATTGAACTTCATTGATGCTCAGGTTATTGCCAATGTTGATTCGTACAATAAAATCCTTCGTTCTTCACAGAACTATGACCTGTACTACTTCACACCTGAACTTTACTGGGATGCCACTGGAACGCAGGTAACAGTTATCGGTGATCCGGTTATTCAGAATGACCTGACTCAGTTCATCAACGGTGAAACGATGATCAAATGGGTAGCTGATTCAAATCCGATTCCATCTGATTTCGACACGGATAAATTACTTGAAGGTCTGTTCTACGAGGTAAGCGGAGTTGATGCGATTACTGCACCAATCGGCTTCATTCAGAGTGAAACGTATACAGCCTCTCTGAACTACGATTTCGGTTCACAAAGTCTTCCATCAACCGTTTGGTCACTCGGTTCATCTGCTGCCGTTATTGCGGCCTTGGGTGCAACGATTGACGCAACAACTGGTTCACTTGACATTGATCCGCAAGTTGTTGGGGATTATGTCTTGACCGTAGTTGCATCCAACGAAGCCGGATGTATCTTTGGAACTCTTGATGTATCAGTAACTGTAACTGCATAATAACGTGAACGAGCAACTTCTTTTGGGCATTATCAAACTCCTTTCTAAGGATAAAATTAGAGAGGGGCAATCAGAGTACATACACGAAATCCGTGAGATAGCGGATGAACTGGAACCACACTTTGATGAGGATTACCCGAAGAAGTTGCTGCGTGTGCAGCATCCGGGTGAGCAGGATTGGATGAAAATCTACCGAAAGGAACGATGGCAACCCAAGACAAGAACGGCAACCGGAAGGGTTTACACGACCCTGCAAAAGATTCAGCAAGCGGATGACTTCAAGATCATTTTTAAGAATGATTTTGCAGATATCGGGATAAGTGAAAGCAACCCGAAAGGGCTACCTTCCAAGTATTGCTTGGAGAACCTGCCAAAGTTTGGTTCAATCGAAACATGGACTTTCTCATTGGGTTTATCAAAGTACCTGGAGAACCCTAACTCGGTGGTGTTTGTCGGTCCTGATCTCGAATCTTGGATTGAAGACCCAACACCGGGCAACGAACAGTTCATCAACTGGGAAAAACCATACCCTCAAGTATTCGAAGAAGATCACATCGTTTACAAGGCTGATGGTGGAATCATTTTTAAATTAGAGCAATACGAAAACAAGGACGGTGACAAGGTTCAACGGAAGTATGATCAGTTCCTTGCCGTTTCAATGGAAGGTCTGGTTCTGGTTCGTCAGATTCGACCGTACAACGGAAGCGAGGATGTATTTGATACCTTCATCGCACCTTATCAATTCCTTCAGTATCCAATCTATTCGGTTGGGTCGGTTATCTGTGAAATTGAAGATGGTCAAATCGTTTATGATTCAATCCTTACTCCTTGCTTACCTGCATGGAATGATGCCTTGTTTACCAATGATGATTTGTTGGTTAATAAAGCCCTTCATTCGAACCCCATCTTCTGGCGTTATAAAAACAGCCCATGCAAGACCTGTAACGGATCAGGCTTGCTATCAGGAAAGGATAATACACAACGCACTTGTGGAAGCTGCAACGGAAACGGACTTGGTTCAGAGGGTTCACCGTTCGCCACCATCGAAATAAACCTGCAAAAAAAGAACGCAACCAATCCAGATGTCCAGTATCCAACTGGCCCACCTGCCGGATATATTCAGCTTGACATTGCGGCTCTTGATGCCCAAAAGAAAGACATTGATGATGACATCTACAGAGGCTTCCAAGCGATCGGAATTGAATTGTTAGCCAATGTACCGGCATCACAATCCGGCATCGCTAAACAGTACGACCGGAAGGAACTAAACACCTTCTTCTTTCAGGTTGCCGTTCACCTTGGCTACCTAATCGAAGAAATATCCTTTGCTATATTCCTTCAACGATACCGGACGGAAATAGAGTCAAGGCTCTTGACATTGGATCAGATCGAGGCCAATAAGCCGAAGGTTGTAATCCCGTCAGACTATGATGTCCTGACTACATCCGTCCTTTCTACCAACCTTTCCGATGCCATTAAGAACCAGTTTGACCCGATCATTACAATGGGCCTAACTGCTCAATACACGGAGAAAGTTTTTGGTGAAAATAGCTACCAGTTGAAGGTGTTAAAAATCAAGACGGCCATTGATCCATTGCCTTACATGACCACCGAAGAGAAGTTGATCCTGAAGGATTCAATGGGTTGCACGGAACTTGACTACATCACATCTGCCTACCTGAATGCCTTTGTCACGGAGTTAATAGAGGCCAATATGGACTGGATCAATGAGGCAAGGCCAAAGCAAAGGGCCGATGTCAAAGCTATGGCAATCGCTAAACAACAAGAGATCAAAGCCGGATTGGTTACTTTGATGCCTGAATAATGACCGACAAGCAACTTGAGATAATCAAACGGATTCAGACTCTTCAGGCTGAACTGGAAGAGGGCATGAACTCCCGACTGCCTGAGATATTTAAGGGATTATCCGATCAAGTTATTGAACTAACCAATGACCTGCCACTTGACCCGAAAAAACGGGCCGCAAACATCCGGGCAATTATTGGACTGAAAACACAATTGACCAATGTCATTGTTACCAATCCTGAATACGTAAAAGAAGTTGGTCGGGTTCTGGATGGCTTCAAAGACCTCAAGAAACTATCTGACCTCTACTTTAGTGAACTCATTGATGGGTTCAATGCGAAAGAATTGTTATACCAGGAAATCCTGAAAGCCAATGTGGAAATCACAAAGGATATGCTTTTAGGATCAGGAATCAGGAATAATTTTGCCAATGCCATACAAGAGGTTTTAAAGGCCAATGCATCAGGAACTACCAACCGCACCTTGCTGCAAAAGACCCTTAAAGAGTTCATAGAAGGCACGGATGCTGAGAAGGCATACCTGAACCGATACATTAAACAAACGACCTCGGACGCAATTATGACATTCAGCCGTGAATATGACAACACCATCGCTGCTGATCTCAATTTGCAATTCTATTTCTATGCCGGAACATTGATTGCCGATTCCAGACAATTTTGCAGAGCCAGAGCCGGAAGGTATTTCAAGAAGTCAGAGGTCGAAAATTGGGCTAATCTAGGTAATTGGGATGGGAGAAAAGCAGGTACTACCAAGACAACCATCTTTTCTTACGTGGCGGGTTGGGGTTGTAGGCATTCACTTTACCCCGTTACCCAGACACAATATAGAGTTGCTGAATCAAGGGGTATATCGGGTCTCAAATAAACCCAGTTCAATCATTTTTTTGGAATACGCTTCTTTGGCTTCATCCAAAGTTTTATGATCGCCAATCCCAATTCTTTTCTTTCCAAATAAAATTGCACCTTGAAATCTTTGTCTTGTTGGATGAAAATAAATGCCCGGAACTCCGGTTTTAGTTTTACCAATTTGACCATGAAGTGAGTTTTCTCTATTTGTACTCCATTCAAGGTTTTCGATTTTATTGTTTGTCTTATCCGAGTCTTTGTGATTAATTATAGTTCTGGCCTGACCATTTTCTAAAAATGTCTTGGCGATAAGAACATGAGTATAATACTTTCTCTTGTATCCATCAACTGAAATTTGAATACGCAAATACCCACTTGGAGTAAGTAGCTGATTTAAGATTCTGCCGGGCGTTGTTCGTATTTGATTTTCGCCATTTCGCATTGGAAAATTAAACGACCTTGAAATAGAATAAATTCTACCAAGGTTCGATGCGAAATAGTAACTTTTTAAGCCGGGTATTTCTTTCCAAATTTCACCAGGCAATAATTCAATATCCATAAAAATTCAAAAGCCCAATCAAACAGGTAGTGGACTGCTCAATCAGGCTTTAAGGTTAAAAACCAAGTTCTTTGTTTTGGCCACTACTCCGCAACAGTTCAAAGATACAAAAATTGCTGTATTTTTACAAAAAATTGAACCATGAATACTTGCCTTCTTGATTATATCGGTTTACGGGGTTGCTCAACAGTTGAACCAGAATCTGGTGTGTACATTAATCAGTATCCAGGAATGTCAACTGAACTGATTGACAAGGTTGCATCAAGCGATCAGGTGACCTTCTCGCAGGTCTGGAAGGACATCCAACAAACGGCATATCTTGAACTGAAGACAAGTGTTCAAAAGGCTTTGAAGGACTTTGCCGGGGCAAGGTTGGATCAGGTTCTTTTCCAGACTTCCCGGCTATTCGTCCAACAATGGCAACAAATTAATCCAGTTCCTGAAGAAGCAATATTCAAAGGTGTGTTCACATCAATCGCAGGTTCAAAGTATGCCGGACTGAGAATCAAGAAAGCCTACATCTACAATTCCGGTGCAGTTGCCGTTGCTGATGTGCCGATAAAGATATTTCAATGTCAGGATGGTACTGTATTGTGGGAAACAACCGTGACTGTTCAACCAGGTGCAAACACAATCAACATTGGTCAGACATTCGGGTTGGTCTTTGACAAGATCAACATCGCCATGTTGGTGGACTGCACCAACCTACCAACTCTTACAGGTCAATTCATTGATAACGGCTCATGGAACTGGCAGGGAATGGATGCCCAATGTGCCTCTCGTTACTATTCATGGCTGAATACATCCGGTTACAACATCTTCCCGGTTACCGCCCCTCTGAACTACGGATTAGGTGAATTGTGGAACAATGACTTCAGTCAATCGGCTATCTATTGGGATGCTGAACTGCTCTGCTCATTGGATTCATTCATCTGCGGACAAAGGGAATTCTTACTTGAATCATGGGGCAATTTACTGGCCGCACAGACGCTTCGATTCAAATTAGGGTCTAACCGTGTCAATTACTTTACTCAGTCCAACACAGAGCGAACAGAACGCAGTCTGGTGACCTTTGAAGAGAAGTTCAAAGATGCCATTGATAATTGGGCTGAACAGTTGAACCTGGGTGCTGAAGGTTTGTGCTTCGACTGTGAAGATCAGGCCATGATTGCGACGACTGGAAGGAGGCCATAAAAAAAGGCCCAACATAGTCAGACCTCTTTCTTTTGTTCAACTTTTAAAGTCACATTCCTTGTAAGTGGCATAATGCAGTTTCTTGTGGTTCATCATATCCAGAACCTACATAGGCAAAGTACTTACCGCAAGGGTTAATAAGGGGGTCAAGTCCTAATCGTTGTGCAATAATGCTCAATGCCGTTTGGTCATGTCGGTGGTCATTCCATGATCCCACAAATGTTCCGGCAAGCATAGCGGCTTTCCATTTTGTAAACATTTCCTCGCCAATTGCATTTTCAATATCAATTCCAACAAATCCTGAAGAAATCATTCTCATCTGGTTTGCTTCATCCCTTGTTAATTTAAACCAATCAAGACATTGATTATTTGACCAACTTCCAATTCGATGCCCGGAATCTTCCAGAAAGAAACCATTCTTGGAAATATCATTAAATACTGGTTGAATATCCTTAACGGCCCAAACAGATGAATCAAGCCATAAAACTTTCGTGTAGCCTTTATTAAATGCCTCTTGCATTGCATAGACTTTAAAGGCATATGGATTGTCTTTATGCAATGGACAATTCAATTGCGATTCATTTGACCAACTCAATACATCCCCTTTAAAATTCACTTCTAAACTTCGTTTTAATCGGTTTAAGGCTTTGACATAATTTCCTGTTGAATTCCCAAAACTTACAATCGCTATTTTCATTTTTTGTTCCAAAAATCGTAGTGGTAAATTTCCTTATTTATTTTTATTTCAGTTTTGCAAAGTCTTGAATCATTTAACCTTTTGGCATAATCGTAATCCTCTCCAAACTTTAACGATTTATATCCAATTTGCAAGGCTATTGACCGTTTAATCGGGGCTAAATGATTTGTAAATCTTCGATAATGGTAAAGCCCTTTTGGTCTTTTACGTTGGTCGTAGGGTAAATCTTTTGATATTTCCCATGTTTCTTGTTTTTGTCCGTTGGTTGTCATAGTTCCTTTTAATCCTATACAATCGGGTTCAGATATAATGGCAGTCATAATTGAACCAACGTATTCATTTGAAATCCGGTCATCAGCATCAATGAATACAACATACTCACCAACGGCTTTATTCAACAACATTTGACGGTATTCGCCAATTGATTTTTCGCCTTTATTGACAAAATGCAGGATTTCAATTTCATTTATAAATGGCCCAATCTGAGCATTGATATTTTGAATCAATTGTGAAAGCTTGCTAATATGCCGTTCGTGAACTGGAATGAGAATTGAAAGTTTTACCATTCTATTTTAATGTGAGTAGTATCCGAACATTCTAATAATTGAAGCAAAATATTTTCCAGTTTATTAGCCCACTCTTGCTGATATTTAAACCTACTTCTTCGATAAAATACAACTTTGTCGTAAATTTTATTTACAAATTGTAGACTGTTATAAATCTCATCATGTTCTATTTGAAGTAAATCAAAAATGCGTTCTGAAATTGATATTTCTGAAACTTCACAAAATAAAGTTTCGCCTTCTACTTGCTTAATTAAACATAGCAGACTTAAAGTGTGCCTAAATCCCATAAATCAGATTCTCAAAATTTACGTGCATCAGCCTCATCCCATAAGACCTTAAGATTGAATTAAAGGCTAATTTCATTTTGGAATTGTTGTTCCATTCAACACAGACCAATTTCGTTGCCATTTCTTTAAGGTTCATTTCTTTCAAAATAAATAAATCAAGACCTTCGGCATCAATTGAAATAAAGTCAAATGTTTGAACTCCGCAACTCTGGTAAAATGTAGGCCATGTAAATACTTCAACTTCTGATTCGATGAATTGCTCTGTGCCTTGCCAACGCTTTATTTCTTCTGGTTCAAGGGTAGACAATAAACCTGAATCGCCCTTGTGTAAATGAGTGCCAGATATGTGAAACGGCATCCGGCCATCAGCCTTACCAATTGCACATTCAAATACAAGAACCTTTGAGCCTTCATAAAGTTTTTCGAGTTTCTGAAATGGATCAGGTGCAGGTTCTACACAAACGCCAGACCAACCAGACAAGGCCAATGCCCGACTATTTGATAAGGTCTGACCGTCATTAGCCCCAATGTCAAGAAAGCTTCCTCCTAGCTGATTCTTGAAGTATTCCAGGATAATTTCCTGTTCGTTGTTTTGAGAGAAATTCATTTCGGAAAATTAAGTTTTTGTCTGCGTAAAAAGTTGTTGTGGTCAATTTTATGAACTGACGGACTTTCGGTCTTTCTCGATAATTGATCTGCTTGTGACTTGCCGTATGCCGGATGCAGGTGATCAAAAATCACATCTGGAATGAATCGATAACAGTTCCGATTCTTTGCGACTTGCATGGCCTCGTTATCGCACCAGACTGATTTGTAAGACGGGTGGTAGATGTATCCATCCCGTTTAAAGTAATCCTGACCAATGATTGACAGAGTGCAGAGGGCATCAATCGGATCGTGGTTTGTGTCTCTGAAATGCAAGAACAAATCCGTTCCATTGGCGAATTGAAACGCATCAATAATTTTCTGATCAAATCCCTTTACCGTAAAAACTTGATCATCGGAAACATTGACCAGGATATCCCAATTGGTGAAATGTTCCAAGTCCCTGTTTATCGCATCAATCTTGTTTTTTGATTTGCCCCAGAACTGGTGCAATTCCAATCCAAAACTATTAAACAACCACCATTTAAACGGTTCATTATTCACCGTCTTATCGTCCTCATCCAAGGTAAGACAAATAAGGTAGTTAGGATTCGTGGACATTTCCTGAATGTTCAAAAGGGTTCGTTTCAGGTTGTCGGGCCTTTGGCGTGATGTGACTTTGTAAAGTATTTTCATTTCAAAATTCTCTGTTCAAAAAAGTCCTTATGTTGTGGAAAGTTAGCCGTAAACATCCTTGAATACATGGATGAATAGTTGTTGTTGATCTTGAAGTCTTTTCCTCCCCTAATAACAGTATTAAACCGGATTGAATGAAGGATGGCATCCGCACTAAAGTGATTCCTACCGACCCGAATCAGGGCAAAGGTAGCATCTTTGAACTGTTGCCAGACTTCCGGATTCTTTGCGTGATACTTTTCGAATTTAGCCTGTTTAGGGTCAACGGTAAAAAGGTTTAATTGGCTCATCCTTGAACGTGTCTATTGTTACCAATGTGCTTACAATATCCCTCCAGAAGTGTTGCGGCCCTATATCCATGCCGGAAGTATTGCTTACCAACTAACTGTTCAGCCTGCAATGGGTTGGATGGTGACCAATGGATGTCGGCATACATCCCTTTCGGAAAGAGTTTCTGGTAATCCGACAATCTTCGAAGACCAGGATTGAAGCTGAAGCCATGCCAGACACCTCTAAACCCTGTCTTCATCAATTGATATTTGACACCAGATTCCAGAGTGATTACCTGCCCGATTGCAGGATGACCATTGCGGTCATTGGGTTCACGAATCCAGACCTGACAGGTCATTGGCTTTTCTTCCAGAATCGCAAGGGATTTCTGGATGAATCCGGTTTTAGTGAACTCCCAATCGTCTTCCAAAAACATAATGTATTCATTTTCAACTTTGGAATAAAGACAATCAATAGCAAAAATTTGTCCCGTTTTTTTAAGAGGTTCAATCCATTGTATTGATGGGAATTCGGTTTTAAAATACTCTGGAATTGGTTGTCCAGAATCTTCGTAAACCCAAAAGTTTGCAATCGGAAAATCAACAAACTCAAAAAATGAACTAAGCGTTGTGGCAAGCAAATCCCACCTTCCGCAACTTGTTAAAATACAATCTATTTTCTTTTCCATATAAACCCATGTGCTGATTTTTGAAGACCTGATATGCAATTCATAATGCAACCCTGACGAAATCCAAGTTCTCTTGTCGGATGCCTACTTGATTCCCATTCCCGTATAAATTCCCCTGATTTAGAAAGTTGAATTATTGGCTTGCTTCTTTTATCGTTTTCGCCTTTAGGAAGAACTTTTAAACCAGTTTGGTAAGCGTGTATATTATTTTCCAACGGTGTACACCATTCAAGATTTTTAACCCTGTTGTCGCTTGTTATGCCGTTAATGTGGTTAACTTGTGGCTTATTCTTTGGATTTGGAATAAAAGCAATTGCGACTAATCTGTGAACCTTTTTCCTGATATACTTTCCATTACACTTAAGAGTTACCTCTGGATATCCACGATTCAATCCAGTTTTTAAGACCTTGCCAGATTTGTTTTTGCCGAACGATATTACACGGCCAAAATTCGAAACCAACATTTTAAAGTCGCATTCAGCAACTTCTTTCCAGATTTCATTTTCCATAAAAAACTTTGGCCCTACCCCAAAGGCGTATCCGTCTGCCGATAGGCAAAAGGCAATGAGGCAGGAACCAAGATTTTTGATGTTTTCATAACGGATACGCATTTCAAATATACAAAAAATCATTTGATTTTCCACTTTGATAGATTTGAAACGTGAGTAATTATTGAATCTCGATAATCCCCGAAACGACAAACATTTGCAGTTCCTTCCTTGTCGATGGATAAAATGACAACCTGACTATCTGGGCTAATAATCCGGCCCTTTTCGCCTCGAAGCAATCCTTTTGGGTAGTAAACACCATACTGACTAATGGGTGATTCCATAGTGTTTTAGGACTTGTGGAGCAACAATATAAATCAGGAATATGATTACACAGATAGTGATCATCAACCAACTGAAGAGTCCAAGGTAGGACTCCTTCAGTTCGTTACGGGTTTCTCGGTTAGGAAGCATCTGAAAGGACTAAATATTGATTGTCAATAATAGTCAGGTTTGTACCTTTCTCAAACTTGATAAAATCAGCATTAAAGGCTTCCTTTTGCATCATGATTGCCAACTTGGTGGTAAATACATGAACCCAAAATTGACAATTACCAATTTCTGAATAAGACGAAATCAACACGTTTGCCGAATCTGTTTGATCATTAATTTTACTCATGGTGATCGAACCTCCGAAAAGTTTAATAGTTTCTTGGATTCCTGCCAATGATGAATCTACGATACTTAAATGCGTTCTTGGCTCTAAAGTTGATAAAGTCTCAACTATTGCTAAATGATTTGCTAATGTTTCCATGTTTTTTTGTTTTATTTTGTTGGGTCAAATATAGAATAATTCATTTCAAATTTGCAACAAATAATTTTAAGAAATGCCAAAATATAATTCTCTCCAAGCGTTTGCGGCTCAACAACTGGCTAATTTCCAGAATGCTACGGATGCCAATAAAGTATTGCGTCAGGCGGTGATTGTTGTAGTTCCAGAGATGAAACGCAGGATTCAGAATGACGGTAAAAACACGGCTGATGTCCAAATGAAGACTAAGTCACCGAGAAAATACGGTGCTTATTCAAGGGCATACGGTCGATTTAGGAACAAGAAAGGATTCCAGACCGCTATCATTGATCTGACCTTATCGGGTGCAATGATGAACTCATTAAAGGCAGGACCGACCGGACCGAACAGTTACGGCATTGGATTTCTTGGGCCGGATGAATTCAAGAAGGCAGGATGGAACGAAGAAAAGTTTGGAACTATCTTTGATCCTTCGAAATATGAACTACAAGTCAGTCTAGATGTAATCAATCGTCAGGCTCAGAAACTACTTTCAAAATGACAACAGCTACCAACGACCTTTCCAAACTCTGCGATAAAATAAGCCTGAAATTCGGGATCAACTGCCTGAACTATGGCGAGGCTCACGAAGTCATCTTAGAGAATGAAGGGGCTAATTATGCCAGTATTGAACAGGCCGTCCCTTGTGCAGTCAATGACAACTATGATCTGGTCTTGTTCATCGTTCGGACCGGATCAAGCCCAAAGGATCAATTGAAAGGTGGCTACCGGAATAAGCTATCCAGAGAAGTTACGTTCAAATTAATTGGCAATTCAAAGAACCCTGATGCTGAATTCAACCTGACTGCGATCATCAACTCAATACCTGGATTGAATTACACCGGGACAGACAACGCTGCAAAGTCAATCGCTCAGACATACTTCGGAACTGAGGAACACAACTTCGAAACTTACTTTTTCAGCATTGACTTCACGAACGTAGAAACGATTGTCTGCGAAAGGTGTTAACCTTTCTCGATTGCAACGTATTTGAATAATCAAATATTCAAATGTAAATTTGCAGAACATGGTTTTGCCTTTTCAGAAAATCTACATCATCAGTCTAACCAAATCCACAAACAGACGGACTAACCTCTTCAAAGAGTTTGACCGGGTCGGTGGTGTGACCGATATCAATGGCAACGGGCCTGTCATTTTCCCTGCAAACAACGGCACGAAATGCAGCCATAGTGTTGACAACTCAATCAAGAAGCAGAACCGGAAACAACTGATGAGCCAAGGTGAAATCGGATGCTTTGCATCACACCGACAAGTTTGGTCTGACTTCATGGAATCGGGCCTTGAGAATTGTTTGATCCTGGAAGACGATGTCCGGTTTGGTCAATTTGCTGAAAAGGTGTTTACCAACTTCGCAAAAATGCCGGATTGGGATTATGTCAATTTCGGCTATATCAGCAACAACAAATCAATCAAAAACGAATTTACGCCAGTCAAACACGATGCCTTCCCTCTGCTTTATGGTGGATGTGGAATGTGGTTGACTCATGCCTATTCTGTAAACCAGACTGCCGCTAAATTCTTCTTTGATGAAACCCAAGTTCAAACAGGTGGCATTGATTGGCAATTGACCGGGTTGCAGGACAAGGTCAAGTCATTCGGTTTCCAGGGAAACCATGTCATCTGTCAGGCTAAGATTACCATGTGTAATCCCTCATTAATTAAGCACACTCAATAAAATTTATATGTTAGATCAATTAGCTTACATTCGTCAAGCCATCTCAAGAGGTGAAAGGGCGATGGTCATCCGCACTAAAATCAGCCCTGAAACGGGCCTTGTGAAAGTCGATGCCAAAATTGAAGTAAATGCTACCACCGCATTACAGTTCCTCTCCTTGCCAGTCAATCAACGACCTGCAATCTGGAAGCGTATCTATCCAATCGGATACGAATCACAACTATCAGGCAAGACAATGGTTCAAACCAAGCAGGACACAAACCCATTATCGGATGATGAACTCATCCAGAAGGTTCTCGCTAATCCTGAACTTCTGAAGCAACTGAAGGCAGGTGAAAAGGCTTTGAAGAAAGCCGACAAAGAAGCAATTGAACCAGAAACCACCGAAAACAACCCTCTTATTTAATATGGCAACTGCACTCGACTTTATTAAGAGCATTGCGGCAAGAGCCGGAATCAAGGATAATCAGGAGTTTGATCTGGCTTTGGCCGGATCTGCTGCTGATACGCTCAAAGGGTTGGAATTACCGGATTCCGTTGTGAACCAGGTGAACACAAACCTGATGGATTTCAATACGGCTAAGTCTAATCTGGACCTCAAAAACCATTTCACCGGGATGGCATTTAACGGGATGGAATCAGCCGTATTCGATCAACTCAAGGCATCCGGGTTTGATGATACCGAAATTGAAGAAATCAAAGCTGCATCTAAATCAACCGGGCAAAGAATGAGTAAGATTCTGGATAAGTACAATTCCAGAATTGACGAGGCCAAGAAGCACAAACCAGGATCAGACGAATACGTCCGTAAATTGTCCGAGGCTCAGAAAGCTTTGGAAGATGCGACAAAGAAATTCGAAGCTGAAAAGTTCCAGATTCTGGAAACGCAAAAGGCAAAACAACAGAACCTCTGGATGCGGAATCAACTGGCCTCGGTTCAATGGAATGATGCCATTCCTGAAATAGCCAGAGAGGCAACGTATAATGCTGCTATGTCGGCTCAACTTTCCAAACTGGAAGCTAAGTTGGTGTTTGATGCTGACACGTTATCAGCCCGGTTGGTAAACGCAAAGGATGAAACATTGCCTTTGGTTGTATCTGGGAAAGAATTTGCATTTAATGACTTGCATTCTGTAATTTTGCAAGAACATAAACTTATGAAGGACTCAGGAGGTGGCAATCCGAATCCTTCACCCACTCCCCCCTTTACCCCTCCTTCTGGAGTCGGTAGCACTCAGCCAAAGCAACACCCAATGGTGGCAAATGCTTTGGCGAACCTGAACATACCCAACATGGGTTAGTTCGGTAATTCCATTTTAAAATAATGTCTGTTGCATTAAATAATATTTCGCTAGGGGTATTAACCTCTTTGACTGCGAACTTGATCAACAACGCTGAGACTGTCGGTATCAATACTGGCGCACTCGGAGCGTTAAATACTGCCGAGAACCTTGCATCTGGTAAGATCATCCGGTTGGCAAATGATGACGGAACTGGACACCAGAAGCAGGTACGTGTTGTGACTAAACAACGCCAGACTGCCGATGATACTGTTTCTTCAAAAGATTGTACTCCTGGTTCTGAACTCTTGTATGAAGAAGAAGTTGTAACCATTACTGATTATGTCGGTGGTAAGTTCCTCTTGAACGAATCAACTGTTCGTCAGTATGATTCTAGCTACTCTGAGTTGGTACGTTTGACAGGATCAAAAGACCCTCGTCAGATTGTGATGAAAGCCTCTGAAATGGGTTCAGCTACAACTGAACTTTCCGTGATTCGTGAGATGTTCAGCGACTTCCAACTGTCAATGGATGCCATGATTCAGGCAGTAAACAAGAAAATCCTTGCCTATGCTGATGCCGCAAAAGGTACTTGGGTTGGTGGTGCTGCTTCCAAATCATATGTTGTTCAGAACGGTTCAACGTATGTAAATGGTGCAGGTAGTATCAACGCAGGTGGATTGATGAGTTTCCGTCAAGACGCTCGTGCAACCAAGTTCAACGGATTGCCTCACATCATCTCTGGATACGGTGCAATGGATCGTATCTTTCAGCAGGATTCACGTTACTTTGGACCAGGTGCAAATGGTTTCGACTTCGCATCAGTAAGAGGTGCAGCCGGTCAGGAAATGCGTTTGTTCACCGATGAGAACGTAGTGGATCAATTCGCTTCAGAAGATGCTGCTATCGTATTTATGCCGGGTTCAATGTTGTACCTTCCGTTCTTGCAGTATGTTGGAAACTTTGGTGACATCGGAGTAATGAAGCGTTTCACAATGCCAATTCCGCAACTTCCAAACGTATCGATTGACGTTCGAATTTTGCCAGATTCTTGTTCAGAAAATTATGCGGTATTTTTGGATCAGTTCTTTGAAATATTTACGCCTTCGATGGAGTTGTTCAAGGCATCTGACCGCCTAACTGGTGTGAATGGTGTTTTCGAAGCTGCTTTTACACAGGCGTAATTCCAACGCCTAACGAATCCTATTCAAATGGGTATTCGAATGGATATGCTTAAAAAAAAGAGAGGGGCTAACAACCCCTCTTTTTTTTCACGTACTTTTCAACCAAAAAAATAACCAATTTTCTAAATTATTGAAATCGCAATTCCAGTCTTTGATTCTTTTCGAGCCGGATAAACGGTAAATACCTCTCCTGATTCCTCATCCAAAAATGAGGTTTTTTCTTTTAAAGTTTTCAAAAATGATTGACGATCTTTTTCTTCTTTGCTGATTTGGTCTTTTTGGTTGGAAATTCGTGCAATGATTGGATCGCCCGTCTTGTCAAAGAACCATTTGGTTCCCATCTCTTTCACCTCGACCTTTGCGCCATAGATGGCAAATGACTTGCCGTGTTTCTGGGCCTCTGACAAGGCGAACTCTTGAATCGAGTCCATTGCCCCATCCAGAGCCTTGCTCATTGCCTTAAGCTTAACAAGAAGGAATAACGGATCTTCAAATCCGTTTGTCACAGAATCCAGTATTTCGTTCTGGAAATCTAAAATCTGATCCCCTGTGTGAGGACCAGATTTAATAAGTTCAATGTTGTTCATGATTGTTTAATTCTAAAAAGGCATTTCATCTTCTTCCTGTGAAGCCGGACCAAAGTTTTCAATCTTATTTTTGATTTCTTCCATGTGCCTAATCTCTGGGCTGATCATGGTCTTGTACTCTTTGCTTTGACGAATCTTATCTTTCAAGAAATCCGGCAGGAAGTCAAACTTGTTTTGGTCAAAATTCTCCAACGTGAACTCGAACGATGGGTTGATCTGCGGAGGCATAATGACACCTTTCATCACGGTACTAACACTTGCAATTTTGTCATAAATCCGTGACGGGTCTTTCTTCCCTGGTTCATGAACGATTGAGAGCATACAAGGAACGCCAAGAAGCTTTGTCACATCGAATTCTTTTGCTTCGTCTTCGGTGAATCCCTTGCCTCTCCACGAGGTCAGGAAGGCACGTAGGCTCGACTTCTCGTGCATACTAAGAGTGAACTCTTTTGAGATTGCTTGCGGTTGCTCACCCTTCTCAGAATTGAACACTTTCATTTCGGTTGGTAACTCCCAAGTGATGCGGACCTTGTTCGCTTGTTTCTCCAAACCTTGAAACTCTTCTTTGATAGTCCCAATCTGGACCATCGAATAACATCGGGCAAGGTATGTACCTGCCGGAATTGGCTCATAAGATGAGCCGCCTGAATTGGTTGCGGTTATCGCCATTGTTTTTGTTTTTTAAAGTTTCGACAAAGATAAATCAATTATTTCAATTGCAACAAAAAAAAGTAAAAGGACAAAAAAATAGGTCAGAAAATCCAACCTAATTTCAACATGAATAACAAATTGATAACCATTACTATTTTCGAAAACGTTTGTGCCTTGTCGCTTCGATGTGTAGAGCAGCAAGTGCATTCTCCTCACAGTCAAGGATTTTCGGTTTGCATCCCTCAACTGTTTCGGCCCACTTAAATCTGTCAGTATGCCTTGTGATTGCATACTTTGGTATATTGTAAAGCCGTGAAAAGTCTGATGGCGTGAGAGCCATAACTACTTTTTCCGGTTGTCGTTTCTTTCCCATTTTCAAATTTTCTGTTGCAATACTATGCAACTTTTTGCAATATGCAAAGAAATAATGCCGGGCTTCTCAATGTCAATTATACCATACAATAAAATAGGGGAGTTTCAACCCTACATCGGATCAGAGGATAACTTCCAGAAAGCCGTTGCTCGGTATCTGGATGCCAAAGGTGTGCTATGGTTTCATTGCCCGAATGGAGGCCACAGGAACGTAGCTGAAGCCGCTAAACTCAAAGCCATGGGAGTCAAGGCCGGAATCCCTGACATCCTGATTTTAGAGCCTCGCAAGAACTGCTACGGGTTTGCGATTGAATTGAAGGTTGGCAAAAATAAATGCACGGATCACCAGAATGAAATGCGCAGGCACTTCATAGCCCACAATTGGCACGTCCTTGTCAGCTACTCACTCGACCAGGTGATTTATGAAATTGACAAATATTTTAGTGATTAATTTGCAACAGAAAAAAATACATTATTGATTTGCAAAAAATAACAAAAACAAAAAATCATGGATACCATCGGAACAGGCAAGGCCAAAGAAAGCCTCCTAACTAAAATTGATAAGTTGGAAAAGAAATCTGAATCCAGACGAAAGCAGGTCGAGTATTGGAAAGACAAATCGAATTCATGGGAAGAGAAATTCTTCTTCGTTCAAGATCAAATGGTCGCTGAAAATCAGGAAATAACCAAAAAAATGGAAGCCATTGAGACCAAGTACAAATGGGCCAATGAAGCCCATAAGATTATGAAGCAATCCAATGAAGAGTTACTTGAGCGATGCCGACTTGCCGAGAGTGGTGAACTGGTTTCAAAAATGGAAGTGAAGAACCAGAAAGTTGAAATCATGTTGATGAAAGGTGATCTTGAATTTTACCAGAACGAATTTGAAACTTTAAAGAAGGATCACGAAGAACTTCACAACGATCAGAAGTACACCAAGGTACTTACCTGGGTGGGTTGGATCATGTTCTTCACGACTCTTTTCGGTTTCATATTTTTACGCTCATAATCATGACACAAGAACAAATCAAATCCACGTTGCAACCCTTACTGAAAGCCATTCAAAAGGCTGAATATGAATATGCCGAGGCCAAGTCATTGATCAAAACGGCCATTGCCAAGCCGTATATGAATAAGCCTTGCAGGATTACCAAAGGTAACTTTGAAGACAATCAAGGCAGGATTGTGAACGTGGTCATCGATCCGAATTATGATGTCTGGTTTCTGGTTCAAGTTGGAGAGGATGCTCACTATTATCCGATCGAGTATCTCGAAGTCTTTTTAGAGAAATGAAAATTTAGTATATTTGCCTTGCCGAAAGGCAATCGGGGTAGGAGCCGATTCGAAAATATTGGTTTCAAACCAACAAAGCCTGTCCGATGGAGACTCCTACCTCCTGAAGACGGGCTTCTTTGTTTTATGGCAAAAGATCCGGCCTTCTTATTTTATAGTTCTGATTTTCTGACTGGTACAATGTTCATGACAAATGAACAAGTAGGTCTTTACATTAGACTTCTTTGCGCCCAACATCAACATGGTGGAAGGATTGATACGAACGTATTACGAACGCAATGCGATTCAATTACTAATGGTTCTGTAGTTTATTCAAAGTTTGAACATGATGATACTGGAAGCTTTTCTGTAAGGTTGGATGAAGAGATGAAAAAACGTAAAGAAAAGGGTGTAAAGGCCAGAGAATCAGTCAATAAAAGATGGAATAAAGATTTATACGATGGTAATACGAACGTATTACGTTCTGAAGATGTAAATGAAATTGTAAATGAAGATAAAACAGTAATTGAAATTAAGAAAGAGAGTCTGAAAGAAAACCGATTTACAAAACCAACTATAAATGAAATATCAATTTACCTCTCTGAAAAATACCCAACTGCAAACAAAAATGCAATCAACACCTTTTCCGAAAAGTTCTGGAATCACTATGAAAACAATGGTTGGAAAGTAGGCAAGAATAAAATGAAAAGTTGGATACTTGCATTTTCCTCTTGGAATGAAACAATCCAGAAGGATTTATTTAATCGAACGACTCAACCAATCGGAACACCAACTTTTTCTTCTAAAAATTATTAAAATGAAACAACCAGAACTTGAACAAGTCATCCTCGGATCAGTCATAATTGACCGGGATGCACAGATTGAATTTTTCGCCCTTGTGAACTCTGCTGATGTATTCACAGAGGACAAGCATAGAATCATTTATCAGGCTCTAAAAGCCTTGTATGATGACAACCTACCCATCGACATTTTGACGATTGCAGAATGGGCTAAAAAGGCCGGAAGCTACAAGGCCATCGGTGGTGGTAAGACATTGGCTCAATTGTCTGGTAAGGTTTCATCAGCTGCCCATTTCTCGATTCACATTCGCTACCTGTTGGAAGCCTATGTGAAACGTGGAATCGGATCATTCGCACAACAACTACTGACCTCGTCAGTCAATGATGTGGATGATGTCTTTGAACGGGTCGCAAAGGTTCAGACCGGACTGGAAAACCTAATCAACCAGGTAATCATAAAAGACGAAAAAAGCATCTCCGAAACCCTTCGTGAAATCAGGGAAAAATGGGAGATTGAAAACATCTCAGGACTTGCAGGTATGTCAACCGGACTACTTACCCTTGACAAGGCCACAGGCGGTCTTGTAGACACGGATTTGATCGTAATGGGTGCAAGGCCCGGACAAGGGAAGACGGCCTTCCTAATGAGCCTTATACAGTCCTATTGCAAGCGAGGCATTCCAGTTGGGATGTTTAGTCTTGAAATGGGCCAAGTTCAACTGGTTCAAAGGTTGCTTTCTATGGAATCGGATGTCTTTGCCTATAAAATCCGAAACGATAAATACGATAATTACGACCGTCAGAGACTCTACGATGCCGCATCGAGAATCGACAAATGGCCTTTGTTCATCAATGATGAAGCCGGAATGACATTGAGACGATTACGGACGAGGGCGCATATCTGGAAGAAGCAACACGGCATCAAACTGCTCTGCGTGGATTACCTGCAACTGATGTCATCAGATAACAAGAAAGGCAATCGGGAATCAGAGATCAGCGAGATTTCCAGAGGGTTAAAGATTTTAGCGAAGGATCTGCAAATTCCGATCATTGCCCTTTCGCAACTATCGAGAGCCGTTGAAGCCCGGCAGGATAAGATGCCGCAATTGTCAGACCTGCGTGAATCTGGAGCGATTGAACAGGATGCAGATTCGATCTGGTTTCTGATGAGACCAGGTTACTATCCGCAGTTTCGTGAATCCAGAACGACAATGGTTGAAGGGGATGAATACGAGACCGAAAACCTCTGCATACTTTCAATAGCTAAGTTCAGAGCCGGAGAAACGAAATTACTTGCGTTAAAATGGGATTCTAACATCATGAAATTTAGTGACTATGCATCAACCACTTTCTAAAGATAAATGCATCCAGATTCAACCTTTCGTGAATGCGTTGCAGAATCGGGTAAAGGATCAGACGGTCACTAAGATGGATATTTCAATTTTCATCACCCTGGTCAAAGACATTTTTAAAAATGATAAACCAGAACAAATCCGGTAACGGCAATTCCAAGGACATTCGGTTGATTGAACAGATGATTGAATCGGTCATCAGGAAACGGGATCACCACTACGACAGAGCCAAGCAACTCAAGACCAAAAGCCAGATTCAGGAACACAAAGCCAATGCTGAATTTTACGATTCACTATTCTGGATTCTAAAAGACCACAAACGACTAAAAACCAAAGAAATAAGCTATGCAAGTCTACCAA